AGATTAACTAAATCTGATTATTATGAGCAAAGAACAGGAAATTATTCGCAGAAGTGATAAAAAATATCACTACAACCCTGAGAAAACCTTTCATACAAAGGAACAACTTCAGGCTTATTTCGTTGACAAGATGACAACAAACAGGAATAAGAGGTTTAATATGCATGTCATCTTAACTTAAAATACACATCATGAGAAATAGATTCAGAAGATTTATACTACATCTATTTATTAAGTATGTGCCAAGTGCGAATAAAATAGCGAAGGACGAAGCCAAGAGATTGGCTGCCTATGTTTTCGAGAACTTTTCAGAAGAAGAAGGATTGCTTATCCTAGAAAAGATGAAAGGTTTTACAATAGAACTCATAGAGGCTCAGATATCAGAAAACAAGTCTGAATTAGACAAAAAATTAAAAGGATTAGATAATTTAAAAAAAACACTAAGCAAACTACAAGAGAAATGAAAAAAATTGAATTAAAAGCAGAGCACATGGCGAAGATATTCGATATGTGTAACCATTATTTTCCAGAAAGAGTAATTACTGGAGCAATAATTGTAGATGGAATAGTATTATTCAAAGATGTTAGCGGAGATTTTGTTAAACTACATTGGATAGAATTATGTTTGACGCATTTGTCAAAGAAGATAATCTTTACACTTTCAAAACCAAAACATTTTGCACAAGATACGCATTTTAGATTGGTTGACAATTTAATGAGATTATTTAACGATGATGACAAGTTTATACATCCTGTTGATTTTCTTCATAACGAATACTTGAAAAGCAAGAAGTAAGGGATAATCACCAGGTAAAATGGTCACACTAGAACAGGGTACACAGCACGCAGTGCATTCGTCTATTTCTCAGTATGGTTCCTGCACTAGCCACAGGGGTGGTGATTAATTTAGGTAGGACAGTATTTAATACTAGTAGATAATTAAGCAGTGTGTCTTAATTATGGACGATGTAAGCGATATTGTCTTATCTCTCTTACATTATTTAATCTTAAAACAATAAAGTTATGACAGTAAGTAAATTTTTTGGAATATTAGCTAGATTGTTATTATATCCATTTATATTATATTGGGCGTATGTATATTACTTTGCAAATGAAAAGAATCAAGACTTTGGAGAAATAATAAACAACAAAGGCATTGTTTTAATATCATTTGTCTTATTTTGTATCTTTGCTGGCATTATGTTGATATGCTTTGTGGCATTTTGCATTAAAAACAGTGGTAAAGCTTTAACAATAGTCTTTTCGCCTAAATATTTATATACTAACCATTGGAAAGACATTGAAAAACAATTCGATTAATCATTAACAAATTTAAAAATGAAAAAATTCTTATTTATGGCCTTATTAGGCTCAATGACAATGTTTGCACAGTCTGATAAGATTTCTAAATCTATTGACAAGAATGTTGATAAGATCGAAAAGGGCACAAGTACAGTGTATGGAGACGTCAAGGACGGCACTAAAACAGTGTATCAAGACGCAAAAGATGTTGTTAAATATCTTACTCCAGAAGCTAAGAATATGATCATTAAGATAGCTAATAAGCTTGAAAAGACTACTGATCAAGTGTGGGACATACTTGTAAGACAACAAAAAGTGTGGTCTTGGTGCTATTTATTGCTATCAATATCTGCTTTGGTATTGTGGTATAGATTTTATTTACAATTTAATGTAACAAAAACTGATTTAACAGACGTAAGTGAAGTTAAAGAGATTAATGTTATATTCTCTGTTGTATTATTTATATTCGCAACATCTGCATCTGCATTCTCTTCATTTCATTTCGTTGATATGATGACTGGATTTATGAACCCAGAGTATGGTGCAATGAAAAGTATCTATCACGTGTATCAATCAATTAGGTAATGGATCAAGTTAGTAAAAATATCCTGAATTTAGATAAGATCTCTAAACAGGATAGATCAAATACAGTTAAAAATGTATCTGATACGTTGTTACTATTGCAAGGAGACGTTATTCCTGAAGAAATATCCATATTAAAACAGATTGGATTAGATAATCATATACAAAAAGCTGAAACAGCTAAGAGAAACATCAATAGATTCACTGCTTTTGAGACAAAATATGGACGCAATGTCTATGCTGGATCTCAAATAAAAAAGTATTGTGAATCTAATGGCTTTAAAATGATTAGGGTTGATAGGTTTAAGCATGAAGTTCCATTAGAAGTAGGTAAAGCAATCATTAATTTCAACGAAGAGCAATCATATGAACATGAAAAGTCTGAAGAGAAAACTGTGAAGAAGTCTAGAATAGACTTACAACCACAACATTTCTTCTTACTTGTATCAATTCAAGCTGTAAATGGTGCTCCAGTTAAATCTGCAACATTATTCTACAGAGAAGAGTACAGTCATGATTTCTATGAGACAGCATCAGAGAAAGATATGTTTGTAGAGGTATTTTCTTGGGGAATTCCAGGAACTGACAAGAATCTATTCTGGTACTATGTTAAGGCAACAGATTATTTAATTATATTCCCAGTAATCTTCTTAGTTATAGGTCTTTTATGCCTAATACTTGGAGAAAACTCACATGGAATACTGTTGTTCCTATCTATATGTACTTTGATAGCAATATTAACTTCTAAAAAACCATCATTCTTCAAATGGAACTAAAGCTAAAACTCAGGTATGCAGGAATAATGATGCTATTATTCTTGGCAATGATTATGATTGATTGGTATAAAAATATCGATTATGTTAATGTCTATGATGAAACGATTAAAGAGTCTGTTCCTAACGGGGAACTATATAAATACTCTTCGAATTACACATTAGACTTTAACAAGGACTATATGTGGATGAATGCAACTACTGTTAAAAAAACTAAAACTTCAGTTCCCTTTATATTTAATAGAGAAGTATTGAAAGCTAGTAAACGCGAACTGTATTTAGATCCACGGCAATAATGCAATATGTGCTAGTTTATATGTAAAACTCATAATTTCCTAGGTTCGACTCCTTGGAGCGATATTGCGCCTAGTCTAGATAGAAAGAAAGTGCACTGAACTGTACAGGGGAGAGAACCCATATCTAGACAAACCAAGGGTAATCTTCTAAATGGTAAGATGCAAGCACGTTGCTTGTGAATATAGGTTCGAATCCTGTTTATCCGCAAATATTTTACTCCTGAGTATTTATTTATTAGTTTTGAGTGTGGGTGAATCATAGTAGCCCACATTTTTTTTAATATAAGTATAACCAACTAAATATAGAAATATGGAAGAAAACTTAATGCTTATACCTATAATAAAACCAGGAATGAGGGTCATGATTAGGCCTGGAACAAGGTATTATAATAGAGGGCCAGGCAATCCTGGAGGAACAAAAGGTAAAATTGTTCAAGGTGATTCTAGTTGGATAAGAGTCAGATGGGATAGTGGTTACACAAATACTTATGAAGAATATGATCTTGATTTTGAAAGTATACCAGAAATGTTTGAAACTAACATCAATAGAATATACTTCAAAGAAAATGGTATTAAAATATCTAGCATGAAACAGTTGTTAGATATATTATATCCTGAAAACAAACCAACTGCAGCAACATATTATTTTGTAACAGCCACTGGAGAGAAGTTCTTGCATTGTACAGAAGGTAAAATGAGATCATTTGATGATATCTGGATACTTGCTGATACATACATGCCTGGAATTGAGGTTAAAGAAGTCTTTAGAGAATTGCTTTTACATGGAGTGACTGAAAAGCATGTAAAGGATGAAATATTTAAAAAATCATTATCTCATTGTTCTACTATGAGAAGAATAAGGTTTACTACAGATGCTGCTAGACCTCATATGATGATGGCTTCTGCTGATTGTAATAAATACGACTCTATATATAGTTGGAGAAACTTATTTAACATGCTTAACATAAAAGATTCTGCAGATTTACTAAAATTTTACAAACAATCAATTAAAGTAGAAGTATAATGGAACTGTATGTACAATTTGCGCAAGAAGAACTTCCTAGAACTGTTGCCTCATTTATTAAAAAATATTACACAAAACGAGTAGATCCATATATTGCAATAGGACACAATACATTTTTTGATCCTGAATGTACTAAATTGCATTGCAGTAAATCTTATAGAAGTTTTGATGATTTATATGATTTGGTAAAAACGTATTATCCTGATACAACAAAAAAAGAAATGATTCATCATCTTATTACTGTAAATATACCAACACAAAATGGTAGATCTTTTCCTAATTTAGGAACATGTAATACTATGAATAGAATTAGATTCATACCTTACCAAAAAATGAATGATCGTCCTGAGCATTTAGAAATGAAAATGTTACATTCTGAAAACACCTGGATGGAATTACTTGGTTTAATAGGAATAAAAAGTGAAAAAGAATTACAAGAATACATTAAAAACAATAGAGAACCTTAAATTAATTTATCATGACAAAGCTAGGAGAGATTAAAATCGCGTTTAAGTACAGAGGAATCGAAAGACAAAAAACTTACATCATTGTAAGAGATTCTGCGGGAGAAGTATTGATGGAAACATCTGTTAAAAGATGTGTCGAAGATCAACATGACAAATTGTTAGCTAGATTCCAAGCATTCAGAAAGGCTATGCATCGTCTTATGATTGAGAATCGTATAACAAGACAACAACGCAAAGAGATTTGGGCTGCATTCGTTGAAAATGTTAAAGTGCCTTCTAAGATCAATTTGGACTCACCAAAGAGAGAAAAGAAAGTTAAAGCAATGATAGCAGTATAATGGATATCCCAAATACTGTTACTTATCACTTTGAGAATGGTGCAAAACAAATTTGTTCTATAAATGATAAAGTCATTTATAATGTCAAAGGACGTTTAAGAAGTCGTAATGAATTATATGACATCTTTGCCACCACAGCTCATGACTTAGGAGCGATTAAATTCGAAATCTAATGCTCCAAATAGGTCTAATGAATGATGATTCGTGTGAATTCATCATCGAGAACACTATAACGGAATGTAATAGAGTTCTATACAATTGGAAACTAAATAAGAAGAATATCGATTACGATGATAAAATTTCTTTATTTAGAAGTTATCTAGCCAAGTTCTTTAAACAGAAGTTTGGTTATGCTGCATATCATAGATATATCAGAGCTTATACCCCACTTGTAGTAATTGAGAATTACATGCTAATTGACATAGATTTTAATGTAACACATGCTAATTGCAAAGCAAATATTTATTTAGTAGCTCTAAGTAACTATACTCGAAAAATGGACATATTAAAATTTAGTCAATTGCAAGAAATGAAACCTATGTCTATAATCGAAGACAATAGGATTCTAGAAACTGTTGATTATACAAAAATTGCTAACATTAGATTTAATTAAAATGGCTGACGTACAACAAAACGAAGAACAAGGAAAAGAAGCTAAAAAAGTATTAGCCAATTTCGAACAGACAGTAAACAAACTTACTGCAATTGTAAGAGGACCTGAAAATCTTAAATTACCTACTAGAGTAAAGAAAGACAATGTGCAAGTTCTTGTTGAAGAACTATTCAAGGAAGAGAGTGAAGCTACGATTAAAGAGGTAAAAGAGGGTGTTAAAGCATTATTAAAAGGATATGTTGCTTTAAATTCTTCTTTAGCTGAAGAGCGTAAGAAACTTGATTTACTTGAAGTTGCTAAAAAGAAGGAATTCAATGCAACTGCTGCAAGATTGTTTTCTAAAATTGATGGCATTGACAATATTAATAGGGAGTATCAAGCTGCCTTAGGTGCTGCTCAAGCTGCTGTTGAAAACAAGGAAGAAGATCCTGAATAATATGTGTAAATACTCGAATAGACTCTATAAAGAGTGGATAGCGTATGGCAAGATAATATTATCAGTAGACTTTGATGATACATTATATCCATGGGGATTACTTCAAAACGATAAAGATAGAGCTAAAACTATCAAATTAGTTAAGAAGGCAAAAGGTATTGGAGCATATATAGTTATATTCACTGCGTCTGATAAAGAAAGATACAATGAAATAATTAAATATTGCAAAGCCTTAGGTATTGACATTGATACAATTAATCAAAACCCTATTGATTTACCATTTGGTAACAATGGAGGTAAAATCTTCTACAATCACAATCTATGTGATAGAAGTGGATTAACTGAATCATTAAGAATCCTTAAAAAAGCAATGAAACGTTACAGGAAATATAAACAAAAAATAATCTTAACAAGTTAAAAACATGAGTGATTTAAATCCGATGTTGTTTGTCGACAGTTACAAACTTCATCACAAGCCTATGTATCCAAATGGTATGGTAAAACTATATTCTAACGGAACACCTAGAGCTAGTAGAATGCCAGGAGTTAAAGAAGTAGTTGTGTTTACAATGCAACATACTATTAGAGAGTATCTTATTGAGAAATTTAATAAAAACTTCTTTATGACCGAAGAGAGAGAACGATGTTTAAACCAATCATGGGCTCTTGAGGCTTTAAAAGGAAAGATGGTTGCAGACTACAAACGTCACTGTCCTGTCGATACTAAACACATCGAAGATTTATGGGACTTAGGATATCTTCCTATTGAGATTAAAGCTCTTGAAGAAGGCACATTATGTCCAATTGGAGTTCCAGTATTCACGATTACAAACACTCATCCTAGTTTTGCTTGGTTAGTGAATTATTTGGAAACTTTAATTTCCTGTTGTATTTGGCAAGGTATGACCTCAGCTACAATCACTCATGAGTATAAGAAAATATTAACCAAACACGCTTTAGAATCAGATGAAGAAAACGTCGAATTCGTTAACTGGCAAGCTCATGACTTTAGCATGCGTGGCATGTCTAGTGTCGAATCTGCTATTACTTCTGGAATGGGTCATTTGCTATCAGTCACAGGCAGCGACAATATACCAGCAATCTACCAACTTGAGAAGAGTTATTCAGGTTCTGGGCTTATTGGAGCTTCTATTCCTGCTACTGAGCATTCTGTCATGTGCATGGGTAATAAAGAGAATGAGGTAGATACATTTAGACGTCTTCTAACTTTATATCCTGAAGGAAACTTAGCAATAGTTTCAGACACTTGGGACTTATGGGATGTAGCAGAATTCTATTTACCTGTATTGAGAGATTTAATTATGTCTCGTAATGGTAAGTTAGTAATACGTCCTGATTCAGGTAATCCTGCAGATATTCTATGTGGATTAGATTATGAAGAGATTGATCATCGTGATGAAGTTTACTTAATAGACGACCCTAAAGTTGTATATGTAAGAAACGAAGATGCTTTCTTTAGAGTTAAAAAGATAGAAAAATCTGGAACTTTTGATTACGTTTATTCAGAAGTTAGAGAAGCAGAGGTTAAAGGGCTCGTACAGCTACTTTGGGACGCATTTGCGGGCACAACTAATACTCAAGGGTATAAAGTATTAGATTCACATATTGGAGCGATCTACGGCGATTCTATTACGTTGGCACGTGCTGAAGAAATCTGTACTAGACTTAGAGAAAATGGCTTTGCATCTACAAATGTTGTACTTGGTATTGGAAGTTATACTTACCAATATAATACAAGAGATACTTTTGGATTTGCTATCAAAGCTACATATGGTGAGGTAATGAGTTCAGATGGTACTTGCACTTGTGAGAATACTTCGTCATGTGAATGTGGTAAGATTGATAGAAGAGAAATCTACAAAGATCCTATTACTGACGATGGTACTAAGAAATCTAAGAGAGGCTTGTTAAGAGTAGACATGGAAGACGGTAAAATCGTTTGCTATGAAAGCCAAACTCCTTTCGAAGAGACTCAAGGTTTACTACAAACTGTATTCAAAGATGGCAAGTTATATAACCAAACCACTCTAGAGAGAATTCGAGAAAAACTTAAATCACAATTTCATGTTGAGCCAGCGGGATCAGGACGATAATCCTAGAAGCCCAGGCTTTACAGGTTGCCCTAAATGTGAAAAACCAAAAGGGCTTTGTACGTGTAAACCAAAAACAGGAAAAAAATGCTAAGTCTAAATTTAACTAACCAAGAAACGTCTGACATCCATTTTAAAATTTATAATTTTCCAGATGGACAAAGACAAGTAAAGATAGAGTCGCCTGTAAAGGCGCTCTACTCTTTCAAAGAAACTCCTGTTACTATAATGTCTAGAATGAATAACTTTCAAGATCTTGAATTGATTATTTGTTCAGTTAAATCATTGAGAGGATTAGGATTTAAAGAGTTAAATCTTTATTGTCCACTTTTCCTTGGTTCAAGAAGTGATAGAGTTTTCGAACCTGGTACAAATAACTATCTTAAAGATGTTATATGTCCAATTATAAACTCATTAGAGTTTGAATCTGTTATTGTAGTAGATCCTCATTCAGATGTCTTAGAAGCATGTTTAAATAACTTTAAAAAGATTAGCAATCTCGCTTTAGTTGAATTTGCTTTAAAAGACTTTAAAGATGAAGACTTTACATTAGTATCGCCTGATGCAGGAGCATTAAAAAAAGTCTTTAATATTGCTGAAAAGATTAAATACGAAGGCAGTATTTTAACTTGTACTAAAACAAGAGATGAACACGGGAAACTCTCAAACTTAAATATCCCTCTAAATTATGAACATGTATGCAAACCCATAATTATCATTGATGATATATGTGATGGTGGAGCTACATTTGCTAGAATCGGTAGGGCTATATATGGTTATAGAGTTGCAACTGGAGCTGATTCAAAAACATTTGGAAAAGTTTCCTTAATTATCACGCATGGAATGTTTAATAATGGATTCGCTGAATTAGCTAGATATTTTAATTCTATGTATACAACGAATAGTTATAAAAACATAAATAAAGCTTTCTTGACTGCGCATAAAATTAAACAGTTAGATGTATTTTAATGAATGGAAACACTAGAAAAGTTGCTCGTACGGGGTCCATAATGGTCAGGATCAATAATAAGTTTTATGAAGTTCCAGATAATGTTTTATTATTTAAATCTCATGATGGAAAAGATATCTATCTTTCTGGTGTAAAAAATGATTCTAAAAATGATTTTAGAAAAGACTGGGTTGGAATTGTTAAATTTATTGAAGATGATAAATTTGAAAACGTTCCTTTGGCGTTATTAGAAAAGTTTATGGATGAACCATATAAGAAATTTGTTATAGATGATGAGGAATATGATATCCCTTTGCATCTATCAGATGATTGTAGACAAAAGATTTCCAAAATATCTAAGTATGTACCAAGAATTTTAAGAGAATTAAAAGAATCTTACAAAGATTTTCTATTTAAAAGTAATTAAAATAAACGTATATGTCTAAAAAGTTGTATTCACAAATGGCCATGGCTATAGATTTAGTTTCGTTTGAATATAGAACAGGTAATCCAATTATACTTGCTGAAAAGATACATCAAGATTTAGGTATAGATTACTCTATTCACCAAATTTCTGATTACCTAGACATCAATAGAATTGATGATTACGAAAAACAGTCAAAACAAATAGAGTATGAATTCAAAAACATTTAAAAATGGCAAACTTTATAATAAAGATTCTTGAAAAAAACAGAGAACATGTTGAATCACTTAAAGACTCAGTAGTATCACGCAATGGCTTTTTCTTAAACGAATGGGCTTATGATAATTTGGGTATTATAGTAGCGCTATACACTGTCTTCGTTTTAATATTTATTGCGTTATTTGCAATATTTATGTTACCTATATCAATAGTTATGATATCTATAAATGCTTGTTACAAAGGATTTAAGGCAATAAGAGGATCATATTACTTTTATAGGAAACACATACGAGAATCAATAAAGGAATATGAAGCTTCTCTTAACAAGAAGAATACATATTTTCTATGCGATAAAGGGGATCTAAATGATTGGACATGTATTGTCCTAGAATCACAATTAGAAGAATTCCTTATCAAGTTCTTTAACCACTATAATTCTACATATGACACTTATGAAATGAACACTAATGAGTGTGTGTGTACTAGATATAGAAGGAGAAGCATAGGAGATCTTTATTTAATTTGCAAGAGTTATTTTCCAGACACTAATCTCGATGAAGTTATCATATGCTTAATTAAGCTAGTTAATGACAACGTGATAGCTGTTTCTAAATGTAGCGATATAAAGAGATACGTCTTTGTTAAGAAAGATACTTATACAGGAAATTATCAAAACAAGGAAGTAGAATTTATAAGCGGCGTTAACTTTGAACAATTAACTGCGTATTATGAACGAAACGGAAGAATGTCCTAAATGCTTTGGTTCTACGGAAACTATGGAAGCCAAAGAAACTAAGGGGTTTGAATACAATAAATGCAGTCTGTGTAAAGGAGAAGGTGTTGTTTTAGCTGAAATAGCTGAAGACTTCATATTTTCAATCACAGAAGATAATTTTAATGATGAAACAATTTGACACATGGAAAGAAACAATTTAATAGCAGTTTACGGTACATTACGAAAGGGATGCGGAAATCACAGTCATTTTTTAAGAAATGCTGATTTTAAAGGAGAGTTTTCTACTGAACCAGTTTACAGTTTATATAGCTTAGGAGGTTTTCCTGGGTTAAAGGCTAATGGCAATACGTCTGTTAAGATGGAAGTATATGCAGTTAATGATGATGAAGCAGATACTGTAGATTCATTGGAGGGATATTCTAAAAATAGAACTCCTCACTTTTATGATAAAGAGGAAATCGAGACTCCTTGGGGAACAGCTAGTGTATACACTTATGTTAGAGATGTGAATGAAGATTCATTTATTCCAACTGGTGACTGGCTTAACAGGGTAGTTATGGAGCCTGTTTATCGTTTTTAATATTATTCACAATGAACATAAACTCTTTTGTTTTAGACTTTAGTCTATTAGAGGAGCAAAATCTTTCTGTAGAAGAGTTCATTGCATTGATAAGTTTGGTTAATGGAGTTGAATATCCTAATCAATACCTATCATTGCAATCAAAACAATTTGTCAAGATAACAGAAGACAATGAAATAATATTAAGGGAAAAAGGAAAATTGTTTGTTGAATTAGTTTCAATAGATAAGGTTAGCTCTAGTGGCAAAAAAAAGATATCTAAGCCTGTTGTAGTGGATGGTTTTGATGAGTTTATATTTGAATATAGATTGCAATGGAAAGGAAGGAAAGCTGGAAGTATGGGATCATTGTCTAGTTGTAAAGAGAAAATGATTCGTTGGATGGAAGAAAATCCTACATACACTAAAGAAGAGATCCTTAAAGCCGCAAAACTATATCTAAACACATTAGAAAATATACGTTATCTTCAAAGAGCTGACTTTTTCATCTTCAAGAAGGATGAGAATAAGGAAGAAAGCTCAAGATTAAGTGCATTCATTGAGGAAATAGATGAAAGACCCGTAGAAGATTGGACTAACATATTATTGTAGTTTTATTAGGAAAAATCAATTATTTTTCGTATATTTGTATAAAATTTATACAAATGATAGGAATATATAAAATTACATCTCCATCAAATAAAATATACATTGGTCAAAGTACGGATATTGAAAAAAGATTTAGTCAATATTTAAAGTTAAATTGTAAATTTCAAAAAAGATTGTTCAATTCATTTACCAAATATGGTGTTGAAAACCATAAATTTGAAATATTGACATTGTGTTATGAAGAACAATTAAGTATATTTGAACGAGATTTTCAAGAAGCTTATGATGTTATTGGTAAAAATGGATTAAATTGTATATTAACAAATACAAGTTCATTAAAAAAGATTTTATCTGAAGAAACTAGGATAAAAATGTCTAATTCTAGAATTGGTTTTAAATTTTCTGATGAATCTAAACTTAAAATGAGTATAGCTAAAAAAGGAAGAAAAAGAACTGAAAAAGAGTTGAAATCTTACGAGTTATATCATAGTTCTAAATCTAAACCAATAATTTGTACTAAAACAAATAAAGAATGGTATTCTTTAAGAAAATGTGCTAAAGAGCATGGAATTTCAAAAAGCATATTAAGTAATTATTTGAATGGTAAAAATCCTAATAAAACAACATTGATTTATAAAAATTCTTAAAAGAACAATGGAAAAAACAAACCTAATCTACGTTAGACTTGGTGATATTCCTGCCACAAAAACACGTAAGGGATTCATTAAGAAACTTTTAACTTCAAAAGGTGTATTGACTTATTTAGATGAGGATTGTTCAAAATTGCAATGTGCTAAAAAGGGAGCTTTTAGGAGTGTTAGCGAGTTGCATTTAATTGTACGTTCTCGTTTTAAGTTTACATCATTGGAAGCTTTATTGAAGATTTTGAAAGAAATCATTGATGAAGAAAAATGTGTTGCATTAATTTGGTGTACACAAATTCACAAAGTAGTTGTTAAGTATCAAGAAAACACACCCAAAGAGTATATTACTCAATATAGTAAAAGTAATCACTATGAATCAAAAGGGGTAGATGGTTGGTCACTTAAAGATTACGAAGAAATTATTAACAAATTGTAGGATATTCATAAAAACAATATCAAACAATAAGAACCGACTAAATAGAGTATCTTATGATTAAATCTAGCAAATTTAATTGGAGAAACAAAGTTTATTTGAAAGAACATTTAATAGAATTTCAGAACGTAGACAGCGTGTTTTAGATGGTAAGATAAATTGTATCCCATGGAATTTGCCTAGATTTGAAGAATCTTGTCCAGGTATTGAACAAGGTAAATACTATTTAGTATCTGCAAATCAAAAAGTAGGTAAAACACAGATAACTGACTGGTTGTTTGTGTATAACCCTATTCAACAGATACTAGATGGAAATTTAAACATCAAACTTAAAATCTTCTATTTCTCTTTAGAGATGTCTAAAGAAGAGAAAATGCTGTCTTGTTTTGCAAATATATTGTATGTTAAAGAAGGCATTAGAGTGAGTCCTATCGACTTAAAATCTACGAGGGCAAGTAATGTCCTTTCTGCGGAGATCTTGTCTGTAATCGAACGTTACAGGCCTTATTTCGAACGTATAGAGGAGACCGTCGAGTTCATTGATGATATACGCCATGGTTTTGGTATGTATAACCTAGTTAGAGAGTATGCTTTAGCTAATGGAACTATACATACAAGAAAGATAGAGATAGACGGAAAAGTTACAGAAGTAGAGGATTATTATGAATCTAATGATCCTGACGAATATGTAATGATCTTAATTGACCACATCAGTCTAATATCACCAGAAAAAAGAAATGGTTTACAACTAACTTTACATGAAAGTATATCTTCATTATCAGCAGACTATTTAATTAAGCTTAGAAATAGGTTTAACTATATACCTGTAGTAATTCAACAACAAAGTGCTTCCCAAGAGGGTATTGAGAACAAAAAGGCTAACAAGCTTAAGCCAACAATGGACGGGTTAGGAGACAATAAGCTAACTGGTAGAGATCCAAATGTAATGTTAGGGTTGTTTAGTCCATTTAGACATGAAATCCCTGATTATTTTGGATATGATATTACCCAATTCAAGGATAATATTAGGTTCTTAGAAATTATGGGCTCTCGTGACGGTGGTGCTGGTGCAATTTGTCCATTATATTTTGATGGAGCTACCAATTATTTTAGAGAATTGCCAAGACCTGAAGATAAAGAACAGTTAATGAGAGTGTATGATTTTTTAAAAACAATGAAAAAATGAGAAAAACTTATGAATGGGGAAAAGCTAATTACCAAATTTTATTAAAAGAGAAGATTGTTCTTGATTGTAAGAGAGGTGTAGCTTGTTTTTCTGACTTTATGTCAAGAGGTAGCATAGAATCTTATGATACCATAAAAATCTATAACATTGATTCTGAGCCTACAGTAGATTATAAAAACTTTTTTCTACAATACGTAATTGACATGTATGGATTAACAGGTTCTTTTGATGATGATCACTTTGAGTTTAAATCACTCGGTCACAAAATTAAAGATGTTTTAGTTATGTCTACAGTTAGGTTATTGTGGGAGAACTTAGGTAGTATGACGCCTCATGTTGATACTGCTAATTTACTATTTAAAAGGTTAAGAGACGATGAGTGTCCTCATGAAGATAAACTTGAAAGATTTTGTTATTTTTACAAAGCATTAGATAATCATAAAGGTTATTTCTCTGATGGACATTCTTGGCCTCCTAAAAATACATTAATAAAATCCTGCAAGGACTTTAAGACACGTGTTGATTGGCCGTCTGTTAATGGATTTTTTACAAGAATTTAACAAAACTAAAGGTAATGAAAAAGAGCGATGTAAAGGATTTTGACACATTAGAAGAATATTACGATAAAGTTAGGAAGATTAAGTTTGATGATAACGTTCAGATTGAATCTTTGGACGATATATACAATAACTTGTTTACACTACACAGAGTTGGGTTTTCTCAACGACCAACATTCTTCTCCAGAGGCAAGCTACAATGTTCTTCTGGAAGATTTCGTAGTATAGATGACTTCGTAAAACTTGTTAAAAAGTACTTCCCTGACAAAACACTAAAAGAAATATTTCAATACTTGAAAGATAAAGAAGATACATTTAAAAAAGATGATCTTATTCAAAGTTTCAGATATTGTGGAACTATTAGGAAATATAATTTCAGCGGCTTAATACCTTCAAGATATTCTCAGCATATGGAAATTGAGAAGTATAGACTAAGAGATTTAAATCCTAATTTAGGAGTTGCCACAGTAGCTGATCTTTTAACTTAATAGTGGTCGGTATGGGTCGGAATGATGATGATGATTGAATTACCAATTAAAAAGCAAGATCCTGTTCAGATTAATCCTAAAAAATTAATATTGTTCAGTCAGCCTAAAACAGGCAAAACAGAAGCACTAAGCAGACTTGAGGGTAATCTTATATTAGACCTTGAAGATGGAGCTGGATATGTATCTGGGTTAGTTATAAACGTATTGGACGTTGCTAGAAAGAATAAAGTTAAGCCTATTGGCGCTTTAAAATCTATTATTGAGGAAATCAGTGAAGCAAACGAATTAGTAGAAGGTTACGCTTATAAATATATAACTATAGATACAATATCTGCTCTTGAGGATTATTATGCGCCAGATTTGGCATTGGGGATGTATAAGGCTACTCCTATAGGGCGTAATTATCAAGGAGACAATATATTAGATTTGCCACAAGGAGCTGGATGGGCTATCTTAAGGAATGCAATTCTGATTATTATAGCAGAACTAGAAGCTTTATGCGAAACATTAATTATATCAGGTCATACTAAAGACAAACTCGTAGAGTTCAATGGAAAAGAAATGAATCAACGTGGACTAGATTTGTCAGGTAAAACACCAGGTATACTTTGTTCGAAATCAGATGCAATTGCATATTTGTACCGTAAGGACAATCAAACTATAGCAAACTTTCAGTCTGCAGAAACATTGATTGTAGGCGCAAGAAGTAAGCATTTGAAAAATAGAGAGATAGTTATCTTAGAATCAGATGAAGAAGGAAACTTCACGTCCCATTGGGATAAGATTTTCCTATAATATGTGCCCCTGATCAGGGATCGTAAGCATGGTAAAGCCTCTTGCGTAAGCAATGTAACCATCTAAGATCGTAAGCTTAGCGCATTGGAGCCATGCGGCTTAGTAGGTTCCTCTAAACCTTAAAACGAGAGATGATGATTGATTTAAATGGAAGTGAGTTTAATAGACCAACAGTGTCTATTTTCAATAATGGTGTAGCGGGAAGAGTTAATAACGTTACTATGAGTGTTGAACGTGTTCATAAGCTAGATATGGCGGATAAGAATCCAGATTATCAGGTTATATTCACAGACGAGATTGGTAGTATCAATTTAGGGATTTATTACCCAGGTGAGGAATCTACAGATTCTAAAAATAAGATCTTAGCACAGAAATGTACAGATTTAGTTAAAGCTGTGGCAGGAGATAATTATATATTTCCATCATATAACTCTTACAAAGAAATGGTCGATTCTTGTATGAAAATTATTTCTGAGAAC